TTGAAAAATAAACCGCTACTTGAAAGCATAGCAAAAGGTAGGGACGAAATGAGAAGAGGAAGTCTACTCACCCATGAAGATGTCTTTGGCAAATAAATTAGATGGCAACCGCCTTATATTAAAAATTAATGGGGTGCAACCGTGAAGATTTATGATTGGTTAGAAACTGATGCCTGGATTTTTATTTTAATTCCAACAGTTGCAGTTACTTTTATTTGTTATGTTTGCAATATGCCTTATTATTTTACGGTTGGTGTGTTTATAGCGATGTTTATAGTTACTCACATGGATGATAAATATGGCAGTTGACCAGACCGGATTAGAGGGGAGAAATGTAACCCGGTTCTCCTATAAGCACGCCAAGACCCTGGCACGATTTGCGGCGAGTGATGCGTTTATTCGCGGTGTGATGGGCCCGTTCGGCCCCACCAGTTGTGATACGGAATATCTCACACCAAAAGGGTGGAAACGCATTGATGAGTATTTAGATGGAGACGAACTTGCTGAATTTGATTTAAAAACCTCTCAAATTATTTTCCGGAAACCATCCCGTTATATTAAGACACCTTGTAATTCGTTTTTACATCTTAAAAACAGATATGGGATTGACCAGCTTCTTAGCGATGAGCATACCGTACTTTATAATACCAGATATAAACCCAACGAGTGGCGAACTATTCTTGCCGGAGAACTCTCAGAACAGCATAATAAATTAAGTGGTGGATGGTCTGGGCGCATACCAACAACATTTAAAGCTCCAGAAACCACCGGGTTAAAAATTGATGAGCATGAATTAAGATTACAGGTTGCCATTTCAGCAGATGGTCACTTTCCTAAAAACAGTGATAGTTGTAAGATTTGCGTTAGAAAAAAAAGAAAAAAAGATAGATTGCGGTGGCTTCTTACTATTTGTGAGATAGAGTGGATAGAGAGGAATTATCCACAAAGACCAACTGAAACAACCTTTATTTTTCAAGCTATTGATAAAAATAAACTTTTATGGGAATATTTTGAAGCTGATGAAAAACAACTCGCAATAATAGTAGATGAATTTGTTTATTGGGATGGATGTACTGATAGTTACGGTGGACGGATATATTCATCAACGATAAAAGAAAACGCTGATTTTATTCAGTATGCTCTTGCTACTACAGGAGTAAGAGCTACTATTTCAGAGGTTGAGTATAAAAACAAAAACTGGAAAACAGGGTATCGCGTATATGCTAATACCGGCACAACCTTTCTTTCTCTGGGCGGCGCACCGCCAATAGAGCGCGTTCCCTCGCCCGATGGATATAAATATTGCTTCACAACTGGAACCGGGTTTTTTGTTGCTCGTAGAAATGGAAAAATATTTATTACAGGTAACAGTGGCAAGTCAACGGCGTGTCTCTTTGAAATAATCAGGAGGGCGCAAGCGCAGAACAAGGCGCAAGATGGTATCAGGCGCAGCCGGTGGGCGGTGATACGAAACACCTTCCCACAGTTAATTGATACAACGATTAAGACGGTAAAAGACTGGTTGCCGTTTGACACCTGGGGTCGGTATCACGCACAGCGGCATGATTTTCTTATAACGGGATTGCCGGGAGTTGAAATAGAGCTAATGTTCCGGGCGTTGGATAGGCCGGATCATTTAAGAAATTTATTAGGGATTGAATTTACGGGTGCGTGGATTAATGAGGCGCGTGAAGTTCCGAGGGCGATACTTGATGGGATAACAGGTCGCGTGGGAAGATATCCGAAGGTAATAGATGGCGGGACAAACTGGTTTGGGATTATAATGGACACAAACCCGCCGGATGATGAAAGCTGGTGGTTTAAGATGTTTGAGGAAATGGAGTTCCCTGAAGATATTGAGATGTTCTGTCCTGGGTGTGGAATTAAGTTTGATGTTGGTATTAATAAAGGAGAATGCCCGGAATGTAAATTAAAATATCTGGAAATTTTTAAACAACCATCGGGGGTCTCTCCGCTTGCTGAAAACATACCGTATCTTCCGCCGAACTATTATACCAACATGATGATTGGTAAGGAATCAGACTGGATACAGGTATATGTAAAGGGGATGTATGGCGTTGTTCAGGAAGGAAAGCCGGTATATCCCATGTATAATGACCGTATTCATTGTTCTCCGGTGAAGTTTAATCCCAAATTTCCGGTATATAGAGGGTGGGATTTTGGATTGACCCCGGCCTGTATTATGGCGCAAATGCCGCCAACGGGGCAGTTAAAAGTTGGTTATGAATTATGCGCTGATAGAGCTGGCGCGGAGCGTTTTTCTGACGAGGTATTAAAGTATTGCGCTATTAATATGCCGGGTGATAAATGGGAATATATTGATATTGGAGATCCGGCAGGAAATACTGCTTCGCAGACTGACGAGAAAACCTGTTTTCAGATATTAAGAGGGAAAGGGATTAAGATACAGCCGGGACACCAGGGCTTAGAGATGCGGCTTGAGAGCGTGCGCTATCCACTGCATACTATGATTGATGGTAATCCTGGGATTATAATTGATCCGCGTTGTAAAAGATTAAGGAAAGGATTTTTAGGCAGGTATCAGTATCGGCGTAAAATTACGAGCCGCGAAGAATACCATGAAGTGCCGGACAAAAATGATTATTCACATATTCACGATGGGCTGCAATATATTTGTAGCGCATTATTTTCAAACGTGCTAAAGGGTCGAGTAGCGAAATTATCAAGGCAGGTAGAAAGGGACTCATGGCCTGAGAGAGAAGGGATTAAAAATAAAACCAATAAATACACCGGCTACTGAGAGAGGGATAAATAATATGGCAGATGAAATAATCAACATACCAGATCAAACTTTCTCGACCAGTAAGCCTCCGGGCGGCGGTCAAGGAATTATAACTGAAGATCAGGAAGAAATGCAGGAAGCTCCCGAAACTCCAGAGAAGGGATATACAAATGCTATGGATGCGTTAAACGCATATCATAGTTTAGTTAATATTGCCCCTGAACTTCCTGAAACAGTATTAACTCAAGTTGCTGAAAAAGTTATTCGTGACTACGATATTGATTTAACTTCGACCGAGGACTGGCGCAAAAAGATAGAGGAAATAATTCAATTCGCAAAAATGCTGGTAGAAATAAAGACCTGGGGCGGTGATGCAGTTGCGAATGTTAGATATCCGTTGATAGCTGAGGGCGCGATCAATTTTAATGCGCGGGCGTACCCTGAAATAGTGAAAGGGAAAGATGTTGTTAAATTTGCCGTTGCTGGTGCAGACCCGGATGGCAAAAAAGCCGCGCGTGCTGATCGGGTATCGCAGCACATGAATTACCAGATAATAAACGAGATGGTTGATTGGGAAGAAGAAGAAGATAAGATGCTGCTGGTTCTCCCGGTCATGGGTGTATGTTTCAAGAAAACCTACTTTGACGCGGTAAAGCAGGTAAATGTTAGCGAACTGGTGTTCCCGGATGAGCTGACGGTAAATTATTTCGCAAAGAATCTTGAAACAGCGGGTAGAATTACTCAACGTATTGAGTTGACTAAAAATGACATAGTTGAGCGCATACACTCCGAAGTATTTACCAATTTTGATATAAAATCGCTTGGACAGCCGATAATAGATGATGCAAGTAAGCAATCCAGTAATGATGAGGATGCTCCGCATGTTTTTCTTGAGCAACACCGATGGCTTGACCTTGATGGCGATGATTACGAAGAGCCGTATATTGTCACTGTTCACCGTGACACGCGCAAGGTAGTAAGAATTTGCGCTCGGTATGACCTTGATGGGATTGAAACAAATAGTAAAGGTGAAATTGTACGGATAGAGCCGGTCCATTATTATACCCGGTTTTCATTTTTACCGAGTATTGATGGTAGTTTTTATTGTGAAGGATTAGGGACACTGATGCTTTCAATGAATTGTGCCGTTGATGATGGAGTAAATCAGTTGCTTGATGCCGGGAGCCAGGCAAATAGACCAAGTGGTTTTTTGGCGGCGGGAATTGTTCTGGGTAATAATAGAGGGGGAACATCTA